ATTGATTCGGCCTCGGTGTGCCTTCGCCTAAAGCTTTGGTATTGACAAGTTCAAGCACGGTGCGCGTGCCAGTGCTGTTGTCTTGACTGAACGTGGCGCTCTTGAGTATCAGAGGAATTCCGTTCATTACAAGCATCGGTGACTGCACCGTCACCCATTGCCCTCTATTCCACAATCCACCAGAAGGCTTCAGCCAGCCGTAGACGGTCCCGTAAACTGTGACATAGGACTCCTTCAGCCAGCCACTTTCACCCATCACGCGCCCTTCAAGCAAGTCCTTATGGAAGTATGGTATCTCAGGGACGACGACGCTGGGCGGATATTTCTGTCCGTAAGTTTCAAATGGTTCAGCCTTGAATGGTTCACTCGCAACCTTGGTACCATGCTGCTGATCATTGCCGGGACCTTGATTTGGGCTAGGCACACCGCCAGCTTGCAAAGGGTCATAAATTACTTCGCGTCCCTCCATCATGTTCTGCCCTTCAATCAGGCTGTCACTGCCGCCCACGGCCCCGGTCAAAATTACGAAATTGCCCTGCGGGTCTGACGTATGAGAAATGCCAACCGGACTGTTCTTGACGCCTAAATGTCGTGTCAGTACGTCGATGAAATCATGTACCGATTCGCCTGGAGTCGCGGAATAACGCGGTATCTTGAACTTTGGCAGCGCACCGCCTTCAATTTTCAAATTGATTTTCAACGGCTTGAGCACGTCGCGAATGATCTGCTCAGGCTCCTTATTCTTCCATTCACCTGTCTTGGAAATCACACTTGAAATCGCCATCTGTAGATTATTGGCACACTGTATTTCTATGTGATGGCGACGCGCATCCGCAAACACTTGCCGCGTCGTAACCTTGCCGGTAAAAGCGAGCTGTCCAGCCAGCGTAACAGTGCATGGATCACCCGGCATGATCTGCAACTTGACCAGATGCTTGCTCAGCGGTGAACCTTCGCTGCACGTGAACCGGCAGGAATAGGCAGGCATCTCACGCAATTGATGCTTGACAGAAACACTTTCCCAATCTTGGAAGTCGGTCCCTTTCACCGTCAGGACTGCAAGCTCTGATGCCTTTACCATGGCTCATTCAAAAGCATAAGTATTGAATGCAGTCACTCCGCCACCAGCCATCGGTGCCTGCGGTGAACGATGGATCTTCACATCAAGAAAAGCTTGATCAATCCTGTTCTTTTCTCTCTTGGCTTTATCCATGCCGCTAAAATCAATGTCCACGGTGGCAGTACCGTAACGATCATTTGGACCAACCCGCAATGAACTATCAATCGCGTCACGTGACAATGCCGCGTGCGGTATAGCTTTCGTACCGGCAGTCCAGATGCCGCTCTTCACTCCTTCACGGAATCCTTTCTGTATCATTTCACGAAAACGCGCTGCTGCTGCGTGCCCGCCCGGACCGCCGCCAAAATCATTGTACACTTCACCGAAGCGCACCTTGCGTCCGCCTTGGTGCTGCGCATTGGGGTCATTGGCACTGCCTTGGTCCGTCGCGCCTTCCAGTAGATTGCTGCCGCCATGGACGAAGGCCATCGCATTATACATTGCTTGAAAACGCTCAGGACTCATCTGCGCCATTCGTGCGCCCAGCAACCCCCTCCTGACCGGCCCATAGAAACTGCCCTTGCCGGTGCCGAACACCATCTGTTTCAATGACAGCGGCTCTTGCCCTCGCTTGGCACGCTCCGTATTGACATAGTCCATACGGTTGGCCAGACTTTCATAGACGGCTGCTGGATCACTTTCATGCTCCATCGTCATCAGCGCCGCAACTTGTCTCTTTAAAGCTGGATCGTTTTCGATCTGTTGCTTCATTGGCGCGCGGCGCGCCGCCAGATACTCGCTGCCTTCCTTGCCTTCACCGAGGTCAGCCGTAGTTTCCGGTCCACTCGCGCTGCTTGTGCCGGGAGCTAGGCTTGGTCCGCTGCGTCCCATCGGCCCTTGCGCACCACCTACAGCAGCGCTTGTACGCCCTCCCGGCACATCAGTACCGGCAAAGCCGCCACCACCTGCGCGACCACCGGGAGTGCCGGTGTTTTCAGATTGATCCCACTTCATCAACACATCGCGCATGTCACGCAATGACTTGTTTGAATCTTTTTCCGTTTCCTCGGAATCCTTTTGCTCCAGCAAAGTTGATCCAGATTCATATTCTCCGGCGTGCGCCTCAGTGCTTAATTGTTTCGACAGCCAATCCCAAATTTTACCAATACCTGTGCCGCCCTCCATGCTTCCGGGAATCTGCTCTTTGGATCTTTCAATAATTTTCCCGACTATGGTGCCTGTAGTAACTGGCTTGTCTCCTTCCTTGCCTCCTCCCTTGCCAATCCACTTGGACAAGAATTTATCAATCGAATCGACAGCACTAGAAATCGCCCAAAATTCTTGACTCGTTGTTGACAACGTCGGCATGACATAGGTATTGAAAAAATTCTTGAACCCCTCAGCAAAAGCTTTCGCTTTATCATTTAACTTGAATAGGCCATCCGGCCCAACCATGGTATTGACACCTTCAATCATCGTGAAGGCCATATGTGTCCAAGTGCCAGAAACGATGGTGTCAAGATTGGTCATCGTCTTGTGATATTCTTTGGCTTGATCCGTGTTGAATTTCCACGGCTCAATCAAACCTTTCATCCCGACAATGCCAGCCTCAAATGCAGCCTTGGAATAACCAGTAACAGTTGGCAGCCAAGCCTTGAAGCGTTCACCGCCGTTATTGTAGGCCTCCTGTAATTTATTCATCGCCTCTTGCTGTCTGCCCATATTCACGAGCTGACGAACCTGCTCAGCAAGAACCGGACTGCTGGCCTGCAATGATCTATAGAATGAAGAAGTTTCCTGCAGCGCCAAGACTTCCTGCAGCTTGGCACCGATGCTGCCGATACCGCTGGCAGCTTCACCAGCATCAACACCGGCAGCAGATAATTGCACCCGCAGATTCTTGACACTATCAACGGTGAAGCCAGTATTCGTGGCAAAGTTTTTAATACGCAGTTCACCGACAGCAAAACTATCAAGCGCCTTGGCAACGCCAGCGAAGCTAAGCGCCAAACCACCAGCGCCCATCAAGGTCTTGGCAAGACCAGCCGCAGCCGCGTCCATCGCCTTGATAGGACCGCTCGTATAACGCTGCACCGTCTGGCCAAAACGAGCGAACTCGTTGGTCAGATTGTTGGTACCCTTACCACCAGTCTCATTGAGGCTGTTGATCTTGGTCTTTAAATTGTCAACCTCTTTGCCGAGCTGACCAAAGAACGCCAGCATTGCGTCGGCATCAAAGTCCTGTGCCATTATTCATAAGCCACTTGATTGCTGCGATTGAGCTTTAAAGTCTTGAACACACCACCATCAATATCCGCGTCAGTCTTAACTCCCGCTGGCACGTTATTCAAATTGATATTAACGTTGGCGGATGCTTTACTCCATACATCACTTTTAGGGGTTATAGCTTTATCAACTTTGTCTCTTTGATTGCCTCTTGCCGCTTCCACCGCCGCCACCGCTTCCGCTCCGGCATAGCGAATGTCAAGATCATTCAGGGTCCGCTTGCCGTGGCTATAGCCATATTGGTCAACCATATCTGCGGTGTTGGTCTTTGGGTCATATGTGCCGGGGACAATGGTCATGACGTGACCACCTCTGGCACCGGGAGCCAAGATCTGTCCCTGCGTCCCGCCATAACGACCGTGCCAGTACGTCGCCACCATACTGCCAAACGGACGTCCCGGTTCGTTGATGCCTTCCTTGGTTGAGGCTTCTCCCCACTTATGCCACGACGTAGCAATCGCGCCACCGGGCGGTGGTTTAAATCCTGCAGACTTCACATACCCACTGGCAACAATGCCGCAGGCTGGCCCGCTCATCTTGTAACCGCGCTGCGCAAATAATCTTTGCAACCCGGCAACGTCACCAGCACGACCAAGCATTTCTGCCTGCTTCATCGTGTCAGCGTCAATGACCTTGCCGCCTTCATCATTCAGTCGTGCTGGCCCGCCTTGGCCGCTTTCAGGGCTGGCACCATCGCCGCCGCCGCCCATTCCACCTTTGCCGCCCCAGCCTCCACCAATGCCGCCACCGACCAGCTCGTCATCCCACTTGACAAAGATGTCACGCATATCGGCTAAGATTTTACTGGAATCTTTTTCAGTTTCCTGCTGCAACAAGGTAGCACCCGGCTCATATTCACCAGCATGTGCCTCAGTGCTGAACAGCTTGGTGAACCAATCATAGAATTTAACCATGCCTTGCATCGGTCCAATGCCAGCTCCGCTCTTGGCTGTATATCCCTCAATCCCGCTTGGCTGTTGCTTCATGGCGGTCGCAAGTTTACCAACGGTGAGGTCAGCGGGAACGTACTTGTTTATAACGTCGATAATAAATTTGGCTTCTCGATACGTTGTCTTCAAAGTGTCCATGACTGGACCGTCAAAATACTTCTTGAAGCCTTCCGCAAACGCCTTTGCTTTTTTATTCAACCCTTCCATCCCGCCTTCTGTGCCGGTCAATTTTAAAATGCCCTCCAGCATTGATGCAGACACACTTTTCCAGACGCCATCAAAAATAGTTTCGAGATTGACCATTGTTTTGTGATATTCTAAAGCCGACTCCTTGCTGATTTTCCAAGGCTCGATCAATCCTTTCAAGCCAACTTTCTGTGACTCCCATTGCGCTCTGGTCATGCCGGTAACAGTCGGCAACCAAGCCTTGAAGCGTTCACCGCCGTTGTTATACGCTTCCTGCAATACGTTCAGCGCGCCTTGCTGATCACCAGCGTTCATCAACTGACGAACTTGTTCAGCAAGTGCCGGACTACTGGCCTGCAGCGAACGATAAAACCCGGACGTCTCCTGCAGAGCCAAGACTTCCTGCAGCTTGGCTCCTATATTGCCAATGCCTTGACTGGCTTCATTGGCGCTGATGCCAGCCGCAGACATTTGCAGGCGCATTTTCTTCAAAGCTTCGCCAGCAAAGCCAGTATTGATTGCAAAATTTCTATTCTGCAATGCACCGACGGCAAATGCATCCAGTGATTTTGCAGCGCCCACGAACATGGCAGCAAGGCCACCGGCACCGCCAATCACGGTGGCCAGATGACTAGCCGCGCCTTCCATCCCGCGCATCGCGCCACGCGTATGGCGTTGAATTGTCTGACCAAACCTTTCGGTCTCGTCAGTCATTTTCTTCATGGCACTACCAGCCTCACTGAGACTGGTAATCCTTGTTTTTAAACCATCAACCTCTTTTCCCATCTGGCCAAAGAACGCCAGCATGGCATCAGAGTCAAAATCATCAGCCATTGTCGTCGTCCACCGGCCTCAATATCTCCTCCAATCGCGACGTCCATTTGATGTGCCGCGCTATTTCAGAAAACGGCATATCCAAGAACTCGCGCGGATTGCGCCCGTAGTATTTTGCGAGCCTGTAACAGTCTAGGATAAAGTTGTCCTCTACATCTCTGGAATAAAAAAACGATGCGCCAGAGCCAAGGCTGCATACCCCCAATCTTTTGGATGCAGTTGCTTGATCGTAGAGGGTGGCACTCCCGCAAGCCGTGACATCATGGCGAACATCGCCTTCGTCTCAAACGTCATCTTGGGCTGCTCGCCTGTCAAAAAGTCAATCATGACAGGCGTACCGCAGATTTCAATGTCGCCTGCAGTTGGCTCGCGGAATTTCAGTTCTTGTACTTCTTCGCCGTGCGCAATAACTTTCTTGCGCAGGGGTATCACAAGCTCGTTGGTAACTTCTGCCCCATTGACCTGCTTTGGCTCTTCAGGCTTGGGTACTTCTGTTTCATCTACCATCTACTGAATCTCATCGCAACTGATGCCTTCCCACTTGATCCTGACTAGACCATCGCGGGCGTTAATAGCAAGGGCAGATACACACCAGCCCTCACGCAACACGTAAGTCGAGTTATTTGCCAGCTCAGCCGTGACAGTCACGTTGACCTGAGCTTCAAAGTCCTCGATTGACAACCCCGGCACGGTTGACACGTCGCCTTCAATTGAAGGCACGCGTGGAAGCTCACTATAGCCGTGAATGTAGTCTTGACCGGCAAGACCAGCGCGCTCGATCACCGACGGAGTAATCGTAAAATTTCCCCGCAACGGATATTGATTGCCGTCCACTTTAAGGTAGGCAATCCCTGCTATTCTTTGCGCCATGTTTCAATCCTTTCTATGGGCGAGAACAGGCTAGTGCTGCCAGACCGAACAGCACTAGCAAGATGATTATGGAAACTCCCTGCGGGTCCATTACGCCGCTACGACCGTATCAAGGCCACGGTCATACTGGAGCCTGAACTGAGCCAGCACAGCGAACACTCGAAGTTGGTTGACGAGATCAGGCGGATAGAGGACATTGACGCGATTCGGATCATTGGGATCGCGTTCAACAATCAGGTTGGTCTTGAACGCCTTGCCGTTCTCAACCAGACCGTTGAACTCGTCAATGCGGTATTGCGCAACCAACTCCGCCTTGATGATCTTGGGCGTAACGATCGCCTGTCCGGCTCCGAACCGCGTGCCGTCATCGGCCAGCTTATGACGTGGATATTTGCTGGTGATGGCCTGCCGTTGATTGCGCAGCAGCTTGGCGAGCGTTGCCAGCGTTGTGACCAGCTCGTAAGCGTCGTCAGAATTGCCATACAGATTGCGGGTGTACGTAGTATTTTCCCGCATGATCATTGGCACAGTCACAGCCGTACGCTGCGTGGCAATACCGGCAAACGACAGACCGTTCAGTTCCGAAAGCAGGAAACGGAAATGCGACAGTGCTGGCAGACAACTTTCCAGTGACAAAGTCTGCAACGGACGCGCTGGGTCATTGACCAGTGCTCGCGCAGCTTTGGCAGTGTATGCCGCCGCCCACTCATAGGCAGGCGTCGGGCTACCCGGCTCGATACCAAGCACGGACATCTGCGCGCTGTTACGCGTTTCACCAAACAGCAGCAGGTTCATGTACGTGTCACGCTTGGCATTGAACAGGTGGCCATAGTGCTGACGAATGAATCCCCAGCGACCGGTGTCCGAAAAACCGAACTCAGTTTCCCACGCCAGCATAGAAGTGGAATCCGTGAACGGCATACCAACATAGTCAATTTCCGTTTCACCAAGTGAACTGATTGCATCAGTAAACAGTGGCTCACCGGTACCGCCCGTCAACTGCACATAAGTCAACGTCACACCCGCTGGCATAGTCTCACCGCCAACCGTGCCGTAGTAATTGTCAGAAATTTTGATATCGTTGCCCTGCGTCCCTTTGAACTTGGCCGTCACGGTGACGACACCGGTAGCGACTGCAGCCGTCACCGGCAAATTCTTATCGGCGTTGATTGCAGCTTCAATTGACGACGCCACGATATCAACGGTGTCCGTCGCTGCCACATAGACAGGTACATTGCGCCCAGCGATGTACAGATCAATCGTCCCTGCCGCAGTCGGCGGTGTGCCCACTGTAATCGTACCGACTGCAGGTGCGCCGGTCGGCTCTGCTACCGGCAAGCCCCAGACTTCATTCGCCCAATTATTAGCGAAGAAAGCCTTGAACATGCAGGCCAGATGACTACCGGCACCGAATAAAGCATCCGCCTGCGCCTGCGAAGCACAGGCTATAGGCACATCAGGCGTAGCCGTGCCCGCTGCAGTCATGATGCCAACAAGCAATGAACGACCGGGCGTCAGGCCAAGCCCAGCCTTGCTCGGATCAAGCTCCACCCAATAGAGCGGCATCCGCCAATTGGCTGGTATCTGATTAAAAGAAATAGGCATACTGCCCTCCTTTGGTGGTTAAATTTCTACTCAGCCTTGGCAGGCTTACGCTGGGGAGGCGACTTTTCTTTCATCATTGGATCGCCCCCGCCTTCCTTGTAGATATCTCCATCGGCAATGCGCCGATTGGTAAACGCGTCATCCGGCCAGTCAGCCGGACCTTCCGCACGAAAATGACCAGCCGCCGGATGATAAAGAACCCTGCGGACATCATCATTTTTTGGAAACACCTTCATCTTTCTTCTCCTTGTTCTGTGGAATGTCATACTGAGCGCTGATCTGCTGGACCTCTGCCGGGTCAGTGTCAGCAGTCGGGTATCTCGTTTCAATGTGG